GCGACGTCATGCGTTAGCGGGTGGGGTAGTTCGATGTTGTACATCGAAAAGGGGGATATCAGTCTAGGCTGAAGTTAGTGGTCACTAACATACGGTTTTGCCCTGAAAATCGGACTCCGACTTATGTCGAAGACATAGGCTAAGTGCTTGATTCCTAACGGAATCTGATGCGCGTATGATCGTGCTACGCAACGCATTATGCGCGATCACACACACGCACACACACGGCAACGAAGTTGCTACGAGCGTAGCCGGGCGTGGGCCACCCGGGGGTGTACGCGCTACTGTATACAGCCTCTTACACAGATCAGGTATTTTTAGTTAAGTTAGTGACTACTAACAAGGAAACATAGTCTACATCAACAACTTAGCTCTACACCGTCTCGCACACACGCCACCGATCTATCCCACTCGCCACCGCTTGTACACGTCAGCTACACAGCCTACACCATCTCAATTGAGAATCGTTCGCATTTGCATTCGTATTATCGCTCGTCGAAACAAAAACACAGGGCTTTAAAGTCTAGGGCACAGCAAAAATGACTCTGTCCCCATTTATTCCGCTTGACATCGTCACGTTAGCTATGTAAAACTGGTGCCGTTGATCGGACGGGTAACGGTGGCGATCAACGAACGACACAGTCGTTAACAGCGCTACCACGGGACAGACATTGAAACAGCGCAACGGGACGGCGAAGACAGCATCCCAATGTCGAAAGGCTCGTCGAGTCGTGGTGGTGTCCATAATAACACCGCTGTGTAAAGGCTTAGCAGGAGGGCTAAGTCCGTCTGCACAGCTATATAGACCAATAACACTCCTTCTTAAAGCAACTATTTTATAATTGATGCTTGTTAATAAAATAAACATCGACGCTACTAGTTGCAATCATCTTTAAACCTTGTCAATATTTCTCTAATATGTTGACAGCCTTATTCTAAGTTGCTATGATGTTGCTCTGATGATACATTCATCAGAAAGGACATCTTATGTCTTCGTTTAAAACAAGAGCACAAATTGGTGATAGAATTAATTCACCACCGCATAGTTATTATTCGATTGCGATGAAAGAAATCTTTAAGCATCGTGAAGAAGTTAAAACTATTGGTTATCATTCTGATGTTTATTATGTTAGAGCAGCATTAGAAAAACATACGGGATTGCTGATACCTCTTCCTGCTGTTGATAATGCGATGCGTGCTGAAGGATGGTATGAAGGCGTAGTGAATAGACGACGAAAGTGATAGCGACTATGTAGTCTTCCGATCTTGACACGGCAGCTACATAGCCTCTATAGAAACACCAACACCCCATATTTCTTGTTGCCCCGAAACGGGCGGCTTATTGCTTGTTGTTTGTTTTGCTGTTACAACGCGACCTTATGAAAACTCCTGCATGGCAACGCAAAGAAGGCAAAGATCCCAAAGGCGGCTTAAACGCCAAAGGCAGGGCTTCGTATAACAAAGCTACTGGTGGTAACTTGAAACCGCCTGCACCGAATCCGAAGACGGAGAAAGACGCTAAGCGTCGTAAGTCGTTTTGTGCGCGGATGAGTGGTATGCCCGGGCCTATGAAGGATGACAAAGGTAAGCCGACACGTAAGGCGTTGTCTTTGAAAGCGTGGAATTGCTGATATGCCGTTCATGACTGATGGTAAGCGAAGCTACAGCAAAGAGCTTCGTTGGGAAAAAGAAAGCAAGCCGCAGCGTGTCAAAGAGCGTGCTCAGCGCAATGCTGCCCGTTCGTTGCTGAAGAAGGAAGGCGTCGTCAAGAAAGGCGACGGCAAAGACGTTGATCACAAAACACCGATCTCTACTGGCGGCAATAATAAGCGTAGTAATCTACGCGCTGTTGCTGCTTCTTCAAATCGGTCAGTTGTGCGAAACAAGGACGGGAGTCTGAAGCGATAATGGGACGCACCAACGAAAAGCTTTGGGAGTCTGCCAAGGCGCAAGCAAAGGCGAAGATGGGTGGTAAGCATTCCGCCAGAGCTATGCAGCTTGCGGGTAAGATTTATAAAGAAAAAGGCGGCGGCTACACTGGCGAGAAGACAGAGGCGCAGAAGTCCATGACGAAATGGACGAAGCAAGAATGGACAACATCGTCGGGTAAGCCCTCTGAAGGCAAGCGTCGTTATTTGCCTAAAGCGGCATGGTCTGCTCTGAGTGAGTCAGAGAAGAAGGCAACAAATGCAGCGAAGGCTGCGGGTAACAAAGCGGGTAAGCAATTTGTTGCTCAGCCCAAAGCTGTGGCGGCTAAAGTCGCAAAATATAGGGGAAAGTAAATGGCAAGTAAGCTTCTTGGTAAAGGTCTTGGTCGCATGTTCGGCAGCGCCACAGGCAAAGGTAAAAATCGTCTTGCTCCTGAGATGACGGAAGATGTTGTGAGGTCGCAGCGTAGCGATGTTGCTGCTATGCGTCGTGCTCTCAACGTTGACGATGAGCCTACAGTGCGTGGTGCTGCTCGTCAGAGCGTGCAAGAAGCCGGTGGTAGGGCTGCTATTCGCACGGGTGGTCGTGTTGCTGCCGGTGGTGCTGCTTTGGCAGCAGGCTACGAAGGTGGTCGTATGGCTCGCGGTGAAGCTGAGCGCACACGTGGTCGTATGCGTAGTGAGGAAGACGAAGAGGATACGATGCCTAAGCGTGTTGCTGTTGCCTCTCGCACAATGGACGACGAAGAAGAAGCTCCTGCCCCGAAGAAGGCAACGTTCAAAGAAGCCTTCGCTGCTGCTCGCAAGGGCGGCGACAAGACGTTTACGTGGGAGGGCAAGCGCTATACGACAGAGCTTGCTTCTGAAGGCCCGAAGGCGTCTGTTCGCGAAGGGCGCAACAAGAACATTGACGAAGAAACCCGCAAGAAGGCTGAAGAGATGTACAAGGGTGGGGCTGTCAAGAAGAAGGTGAAGATGATGATGGGTGGTAGCATCCCCACCATCTATGCCGGTGTTAAGGCTCCTAAAAAGCCTTCAATTGGTAAGTCTCTGAAGGCTGCTGCGCCCAAGCTTGCCGCTCCTAAAATGAAAGGAAAGAAGTGATGAAAACCTGTGCTGGATGTCCCAACCCCGCTGCCTGCGCTAAGGCAGGTAAGTGCCTGATGGAAGGCAAGAAGAAGATGGCTAAGGGTGGTATGGCTAAGAAGCCTGCTGCCGGGATTGCCATTATGATTGCCATGCCTGCTAAGGGTAAGGGCAAGGGTAAGACGAAGATGGCTATGGGTGGCTGCGCCACGAAGAAGAAGTAAATGGCTACAAAGCTTTCCTCTAAACAACAAGCCAAAGTTGGCAAAGTGATGCGAGAGTTTAAAGAAGGAACTCTCCATCAGGGTGCAGGCAAGAAGGCTCCGGTTGTAAAAAATCCGAAGCAGGCAATTGCCATTGCTCTGTCTGAGGCTCGTAAGGCTAAGAAGAAATAATACGTGAGCATCACTCATTACCCCGCACTTGTACGCATTGCTGCTGATGGCAACACTGTTTCCATTAACGGCACTAATATAGACGCCTTTGGTCGCATTAGGGTGAGTCAGCCGTATACGTTGTTCGATAGTCAACAGCGTTATGCGGCTGACAACCAATTCGATACAAGTACAGCCACTGGTGGGTCGACAACATTCTTAGCGAATGAGTCAACACTACAGATGTCTGTAACGACAGCTTCTGGTTCTAAAGTGGTACGGCAGTCTTTCCGAAGCATGTCGTATCAGCCGGGTAAGAGTTTGCTCATCTTGGCTACATTCGCAATGAATGCGGCTAAGACAAATCTCCGACAGCGTGTTGGTTTCTTCAATACAGAAAATGGTATTTTCTTTCAGCAAGAAAACTCCACGCTGTCTTTTGTTCTTCGTTCCAATTCAACTCCGACACCGGGTACACCTAGTGATGCTAGGACAATTACTCAGGCAAATTGGAATGGTGATAAGCTTGATGGCACTGGGCCTAGTGGTTACACATTAGATCCATCAAAAACACAAATCTTCTGGACAGACGTTGAGTGGTTAGGTGTTGGCAGTGTTCGTTGTGGCTTCATCATCAATGGAACATATGTTGTTTGCCATACTTTCCACAACGCTAACATTGAATCCAGTGTCTACATGACCACTGCGATTTTGCCGATTCGCTACGAAATAGAAAATACTGGCACTACCGCATCGGCTTCTAGTATGAAGCAGATTTGTTCTAATGTTGTCTCGGAAGGCGGATACGAACAATATTCTCCTTCGCATCTTGCAAGACGTACGTCAAGGCTTGCGAGCATTGGTCTTACGTTTCTCCCCATTGTGTCGATTCGACTTGCGTCTGCATCTGGGGGAGCCGTCATTGTTCCGGGTCGTATGCAGGTGTTGCCAATCACAAGTCAGAACTACGAAGTTGCACTCATTACCAATCCGATACTGACTGGTGCGTCGTGGACAACAATGCCTACAACAAGCAACGTTCAACTAGACACGTCAGCAACTGCGTTGTCTAACGGAACAATTGTTCAAACAGACTACGTAACCTCTAGCGGCAGCGGTGGTGTCAATCCTCTTGTTGATCCTGCCGGATACAACTGGTCGTTGCAACTCGGAACATCGATTGCAGGCGTTAGCGATATTCTCACTCTTGCAATTAGAACAGTGGACTCTGCAACTCCTGCCGGTGATGCATATGGCAGCATTGCGTTTTGGGATTTGACACAATGAGTAATAAAAAACGAACAGTTGCATTGGCACTAACAACAAGTCCTCAAGATGTCTATGTTGTTCCTGCTGCATTCAAATCAGATGTCAGTAGTATCCTTGTTTCCAATGGTAGCGACAGCAGCGTTAATGTTACATTGCAATGGTACAGCGCTGCCAATACAACGTCATATGACATTATGGATACGGTAGTAATGAAGCCACGAAGTATCCTACAGATTACAAATTCTCTGTTCCTTGATAAGAATGATAAGATTACGGGTTTTGCCAGTATCGGCAGTAGTGCCATCACTGTTTCCATCAGAGCAGAAGAAAACTTTGCCAACAACATTTAATCATGAAAACACAAATCAACGAACAGCAAAAGAAATTCATTGACGCTCTGCTTGGCGAAGCCAATGGCAGTCCTACGGTTGCCAAAGAAATGGCAGGCTATAGCAAGAACTATCCGACCAAGGAGTTGATGAATAGCTTGAAAGAGCACATCATCGAAGCAACGCAGCTTTATATTGCCATGCACGCACCGAAGGCTGCGATGGCTGTCGTTAACGGCATTGACGATCCGACAGAACTCGGCATCAAGGAAAAGCTCGCTGCCGCCAAAGACTTGCTTGATCGATCAGGTGTTGTCAAAACAGAAAAGCTTGAGGTACAATCTAGCGGTGGCATTATGATTTTGCCCCCTAAAGATGCTTCGGAGTAAATGTCTAGAATATTGTTAGGAAGTTGGATACTGCCACAGCCGGTTGAGAGAACAGAATACGTCAAGATACCCCGGCTGCGGAAAGAACCAAAAATTCCTTTTGGCTACTACGTTGACGAAAATGATCCGGGTTGGTACATTCCAATCCCTAAAGAGCTTGATGCTCTAAAGCTAGCAGAACAATATTGCAAGCGCTATCCGTATAAACAGGTAGCTGCATGGTTGACTAAGGAGACAGGACGAAGCATTAGTCTGGATGGACTAAGAAAACGGCTAAGAGATGAGCGGAAGCGAAAAAATAAATACAATTTCTATCTCTCCCTTGCCGGAAGATACAAAGCCGCGCTTGAGAAAGCGAAGCAATTCGAAGAGACCCTTAGCAAAAAAGACAAAACCGTCTTCTTCGATCAAGAACCCTATACAAGTCTCTACGACAGATATCCAATACCCGAGCGTAGAGATTGAAAACGTCATCTTCAAGCCCAACGCAGGCCCACAAACTGCGTTTCTAGCGGCTTCGGAGCGCGAGGTGTTGTACGGAGGTGCAGCAGGTGGTGGTAAAAGCTACGCAATGCTTGCCGATCCTCTGCGCTACATCACGCACCCGCAGTTTTCTGGCTTGCTTCTGCGTCATACCACCGAAGAACTTCGTGAACTGGTGTGGAAATCGCAGGAGATGTATCCCAAAATCATCCCCGGCATCAAATGGAGCGAGCGAAAGTTCCAATGGGAAGTGCCAAACGGGGGCAGATTGTGGATGTCTTACCTTGATCGCGACGAAGATGTACTACGATATCAGGGTTTGTCGTTTAGTTGGATTGGTTTTGATGAGTTGACGCAGTGGGCAACACCTTTTGCGTGGAACTATATGCGTTCTCGCTTGCGTACAGCAGCTTCTGATCTGCCTGTGTATATGCGAGCGTCCACTAACCCCGGAAATAAAGGTCATGCATGGGTTAAAAAGATGTTTATTGACCCTGCGCCGCCCGATGAAGCATTTTGGGCGACGGATATTGAGACGGGTGATCGTATGGTGTACCCGGAGGGGCATAGCAAAGCAGGTCAACCTCTGTTTAAGCGTCGATTTATCCCTGCCCGGTTATCAGACAACCCATATTTGACCAAATCCGGTGATTATGAAACAATGCTTTTGTCGCTGCCAGAGCATCAGCGACGCCAACTGCTAGAAGGAGATTGGGATGTCGCTGAGGGTGCCGCTTTCCCGGAGTTTAAGCGCTCAATTCACGTGGTTGAGCCTTATTCTATTCCCTCTGACTGGGCTAGGTTTCGTGCTTGTGACTATGGCTATGGGAGTTTCACTGCTGTTATCTGGTTTGCTGTTGCACCTGACGAATCTCTTGTCGTTTATCGCGAGCTTTATGTTACAAAAGTGCTTGCCGAAGATTTGGCAGACATGATTTTGAGCATGGAGTCGGGTGAACGCATCCGATATGGTGTTCTAGATAGCTCTTGTTGGCATAAGCGTGGCGATACAGGCCCGTCTATCGCAGAACGGATGATTGTCAAGGGCTGCAAGTGGCGACCTTCCGACAGAAGTGCAGGCAGTCGTGTTGCAGGTAAGAATGAAATCCATCGCAGGCTTCAGATTGATCCCTATACCAATCATCCGCGCATGACAATCTTCGAAAACTGCACACAACTCATTGCAGATCTACCAACAATTCCGTTGGACAAGGCAAATCCCGAAGATATTGATACTAAAGTGAAGAATGATCATACTTATGATGCCCTGCGTTATGGAGTAATGAGTCGTCCTCGCAGTGCAAATATCTTTGATTTTGACCCATCTAAGCAATCGCGTGGTATAACCCCTGCCGATCCTGTCTTTGGATATTGAATAGGACTTCATTATGGCTATTCGTGACGATAAAAATTTTATTGACGATAAATCACTAGGTTTGCCTGACGATAGCGGAGAAACGACGTTTTCTGGCGGCGGATTGGTTAACTTCGTCAAAGAGCGATTCAGTCGTTCGAAACAAGCTCGCCGTTATGACGAAGAGCGTTGGCTTCGCGCCTATCGCAACTATCGCGGCATCTACGGCCCTGACATGAAGTTCACAGAGACTGAGAAGTCTCGTGTTTTCATCAAAGTTACGAAGACAAAAGTGTTGGCTGCGTATGGTCAACTCATCGACGTGCTGTTTTCCGGCAGCAAGTTTCCGATTTCTGTTGATCCGACACCGCAACCTATCGGCATTGCTGAGAATGTCCATATTGATGTTGCTGAAGAACAAAAGAAGGCAGCGGGTCAGCCCACTCCTGAGTCTACGTTTGACAAGAAGCTTGCTCCCGGCACTCGCGTAACCGATCTTCTCGGCTCCATGCGTAATGCCTTCAAGGGGCTTAACGTCAAAGAAGGCGCAGGCAAGCTGCCTACACAAATTACGTTCTCTCCCGCGCAAATTGCTGCGCGTAAGATGGATAAGAAGATTCGTGATCAGCTTGATGAAAGCAAAGCTGCAACGCATTTGCGTTCCACTGCTTTCGAATGCGCCTTGTTCGGCACCGGCATCATGAAAGGCCCATTCGCCGTCGACAAGGAATATGCCCGTTGGGAGAACGGCAAGTATAAGCCCATCATGAAGGTGATGCCGAAGGCTCAACACGTCAGCGTCTGGAACAGCTATGTTGATCCCGATGCCAACAACGTTGAAGAGTCTTCCTACTTCATTGAGCGTCACAAGCTGAGCAAGACGCAGATGCTTGAACTCAAGCGTCGTCCGATGTTCCGCAAGTCAGTTATTGACGCTCTGATTCAGGACGGCCCCAACTACACCAAAGAGTATTGGGAAGACGATCTTAGCGACTATGAACCCAACATGGGCGTTGAGCGTTGGGAAGTGTTGGAGTATTGGGGTGCTGTCGACGTCGAGTTGTTGAAGGACAATGAAATCGACATCCCCGAAGAGTTTGAGGACAGCGTTGAATTGCAGGCAAACATCTGGTTCAGCGGTGGCAAGATCATACGACTTGTCCTCAATCCTTTTAAGCCTGCTCGTATTCCGTACTATGTCGTTCCGTATGAATTGAATCCGTATTCGATGTTCGGCGTTGGCGTTGCCGAGAACATGGACGACACGCAGACGCTGATGAACGGCTTCATGCGCCTTGCTGTGGACAACGCTGTGTTGTCGGGCAATCTCGTTTTTGAGATTGACGAAACCAATCTTGTTCCCGGTCAAGATCTCAATGTTTATCCGGGTAAGATTTTTCGTCGTCAAGGTGGCGCACCCGGTCAAGCATTGTTCGGTACGTCGTTTCCTAACGTTGCCCAGACCAATCTGCAATTGTTTGATAAGGCTCGTGTACTTGCTGATGAATCCACCGGCATGCCGTCGTTTGCTCACGGGCAAACTGGTGTGAGCGGTGTTGGTCGCACGTCGTCGGGCATCTCCATGCTGATGAATGCGGCAAGCGTCAACATCAAGACCGTCATCAAGAACATGGACGACTATCTGTTGCGTCCGTTGGGCGAAGCCTTCTTCAGCTTCAACATGCAGTTCGATCCCGATCCTGAGATCGTTGGTGATCTGGAAGTAAATGCTCGTGGCACCGAGTCGCTGATGGCTAACGAAGTGCGTAGTCAACGCCTGTTGCAGTTCTTGCAAGTGGTGCAGAATCCTGTGTTGGCTCCATTCGCTAAGCTGCCCTACATCGTCAAGGAAATCGCCAAGTCGATGGATCTTGATCCCGAATTGGTTTCTAACGACATGGAAGAGGCAGCGAAGCAAGCGTTGCTGTTGCAGAAGATGCAGCCTGCACCGACTGCTCCCGAAATGGGAGCACAACCGCTGCCAGTATCTGACACAAGTGGCGGAGGTGGTGGTAACATTGGCGTAGGTACAGCACCTACTCCGGGCGAGCAGGGCTTTAGCGCTGCACCGCAACAACCGCGACCCCCGATGCAATGAAACACAAAGAATATCTTAGCAAACTGACGGTACTGACGCAATTTCATACATGGGATGCGTTTGTGTCAATGATTGATCAGCATGTTGACAACCATCGACGCAAGCTTGAGCAGTCCTCTGATGTGCAGGAAATCTATCGCGCTCAAGGCGCAGTGATGGCGCTGAGTGCGCTCAAAAAACTGAAGGACGAAATCAATGGGCTTCGGAAAGAAACGCAGTAGTAAAGTTGGCGTCGGTGCCATCACTACAAACAAGAAGAAGTTGTTCGCCGAAGGCGGCATGATGGACGACGGCAAAGACGTCGATCCCGTCAGCGGCAATGATGTGCCCACCGGATCGCTTGCCGAAGAAGTCAGGGATGACGTCGACGCGAAGTTGTCTCCGGGTGAGTTCGTCATTCCGGCTGACGTCGTTCGCTTCATTGGTCTTGAGCGACTGATGAAGATGCGTGATGAGGCTAAGAAGGGTCTTGCTCGCATGAACGACATTGGTCAGATGGGCAATGCCGAAGAAGCCGGTGAAGCTGCTGATGACACCTACGAAGAAGACGATGATTTCGAAAGCAAGATTGACGACATCATGAAGGAAGTTGATCAAGAAGAAACTGGTCGACAAACCGAGATGGCGTTTAATGTCGGTGGCTTCGTCAATCCTAGCTACTACGATTTGGAAAAGGCTCCGAAGAATCCCGCTCTTGATATCCGTTACTTCAACGATGCTGAAGGCAAAACCTTCTACATGCCGTTCATCAATGGCAAGCCGATGAAGCCGATGCCTAACGGTGCTGTGCAAACATCTGGCCCTACAAAAACAACGGGTGGTACAGATACCACTAAACCCAGTGGTGGCGGCAGTACAACCAACATTGTTGGCGGTGCAGCAGCAGGTTCAGTTGTTGGCACAACCATCACTGGTAAAACCGATACATCTGGTCAAACAGATACCACTGGTGCCGGTACAAGCATCGGCGTTGCAGGAACCTACACTGGTAGCAATCTAGCTGACTTTGGTCGTTCGGATATGATTTATAATCCGGGTGGTAGCGGTGCCGGTGGCGAAATTGTTGGCGATGATTTGTGGAACAGCAGCATTTCTAAGCTTCAGGTAAATCTTGGTAGTGCAGCATTGAGCACATTGGCTGCGGCAATGGGTGTTCCCGGCATTCTGACGATGGGCTTCCGTGCTGCCTCTAACAAGTTTGGAGTTGATGCCGTCAATGCGTATCTAGCCCGTGCGAATCAGGAAATGGTGGCACGCGCAGGCGGCATTGATTTGACTAAACCCGGTGGCGTAGCTGCCGCAGCATCACAGATTGATCAGCTTGGACAGATTCCGGGCAGCGGTGGTACTTTTGCTGCTACAGCCGGTGCAACAGGTACTGGTGGTCGTGCTGCTGATGTAGGCTCTTATGTGTTTCAACGACTACAAGATGCCGGAAGTGGGCTTACTGATGCACAACTAGCAAACGCTTCTCAGGCGGCAGTTAACGCTGTCATTTCTGGAAAAAGCATGGATGAAGCCATAACCATAGGGCTTAACGCAGCCGCTGCATCTGTTAGACAAAATAGTGGCGGAGAGATGGGAGATTCACAGTCCATCATTGATAGAATTATGACACCGCCCGGTTCTTCTGGACTTGGAGATGAAGGAAGCCTATACGAAGGACTTCCGGGAAGTTGGGGAGATTTTGACATAGACGTAAACATGTCTACCGCGCCGTCTGTATCTCCCGCTAGCATCGGATTTGATTATGGTAGCTTTGATTCCATTGACTTCGGAACATCAATGTCACAGCCCAAATCAACTTCTAAGTCTAAAAAAGAAGAAGAACAATATACAGACTATGACTATTCCTATGCTACAAGAAAAGCATTAGATCAAATGGAAGATATACTTGGACGAAAACAGTCTATTGAGCGATAATCAAGTCTTAGGTTGATGGCAACCTATTTCCCCGCAACAGCGGCCACAAATAGCCCCAATGAAAGGAACCAAAATGGCTGAAGTAGTGATTCCGACACAAACTCGTGTCGCCCCTTTTTCTATGCGTCGCAATACGCTAGAAGATCGAATTAAGAAAGATGAAGAAGAACTTGAGGCGTTGAAAAAAACGCAAACTCAACCACAAGAGGAGGTTAAAAATGATGCAGAAGTTCCTGATGAAACTCTCAACGCTGAAGAAAAAACTTTTAAAAAGCGCTACGGAGACCTTCGCAGACATTCGCAAAAAATTGAAAACGATCTTCGAAAAGAAGTAGAAGACCTAAAGAGGCTCGTTGAGCAAACTGCCGAAAAGCAAATGAAGCTTCCGGCAAAAGATGAAGATATTGATGCTTGGGCACAGCAGTATCCCGACGTCTATCGCATCGTTGAGAGCATTGCTCTGAAGAAAGCCAAAGAAACGCAAAAGACGCTTGAAGAGCGCATGCGGAAGGTGGATGAGACAGAGCGTCAAACGGCCCGAGACAAGGCTCGTGTCGAATTGTTGAAGCTTCATCCCGATTTTGATAAAATCGAAGACAGCGACGACTTCCACGATTGGGCTGAAGAGCAGCCGAAGTGGGTGCAGGATGCGTTGTATGAGAACGATGATGACTATCGTTCTGCTGCACGTGCTATCGATTTGTATAAATCAGATCGAAATATTTCGAAGAAGAATAAGAACAACGACGATGAAAAAGCGGCTGCACAGGCTGTGAATACTCGTGGGCGTGCTACTCCGAATCCCACTGGTGATCAGGAAGGCGTTTTCTACGAAAGCCAAGTGCAGAAGATGTCGATTCAAGAATACGAAAAGAATCAAGAAGATATCGTCAAGGCGATGCGTTCCGGTAAATTTGTATACGATATTACTGGAAATGCGCGTTAACACTTGACAAAGTATTAGAAGTCTGTTCTAACGGGGGCGTTGTCAGAAATGGCAACGCTCTTTGTTCCTGTCAAGTGTTATATCGATAACCCAAGCAGGTAGCCGTTAATCCTAATCGAACTCTAGAGCGATTAGCATTAACCACCTACCCAAAGCAAGGCCCGAATAAAAACCAAGACAGTCTTAAATGCTAATATAGGAGAAATCAAAATGGCATTTGCTTCTGCTCCGGGTTGGGGCAACCTTCCTAACGGTAACTGGTCGCCGGTTATCTATTCCAAGCAAGTTCAGCTTGCTTTCCGTAAGTCTTCGGTGGTTGAAGCCATCACCAACAACGACTACTTTGGCGAAATCGCCAATGTGGGCGACTCGGTGAAGATCATCAAGGAACCCGAAATCGCCGTCAAGAACTATGCTCGTGGCACACAAGTCACTGCACAAGACCTCGACGACAGCGACTTCACTCTGGTGGTTGATAAGTCGGCTTACTTCGCGTTCAAGGTGGATGACATTGAGTCTTCGCAGTCTCATGTCAACTGGATGTCTCTGGCTTCTGATCGCGCCGCCTATCGTCTGAAGGACAACTACGACCAAGACGTGCTTGGCTACATGACTGGCTTCCAACAAGCCGCTCTGGGTGCCAACGCTACTGTGGCTCGTACTACTGCTTCGGGCACCAAGGCTGTGTCTACCGCTGACAGCGACGAACTGTTGGCTTCGATGAAGCTGAAGAAGGGTTCATTCGCCAACATCACGACGGCTTCTGCCGGTGAGCATTCGATCCCTGTGACGCCTCGTCTGCCGGGTACGACTACTCTGCCGTCAGATCGCGTGTCTCCGCTGATGATCATCTCCCGCATGGCTCGTCTGTTGGATCAACAAAACGTTGACTCCAATGGTCGCTTCCTCGTGGTTGACCCGATCTTCGTGGAAATGCTGAAGGACGAAGACAGCCGTCTGCTGAACAGCGATTTCGGTGGCTCTGGTCTGCAAAACGGTCTGGTGCTGAGCAATCTGCACGGCTTCAAGGTGTTTGTGTCGAATAACCTCCCGGCTATCGGCACCGGCCCCGGCACCGCAGGCGTTGCCAACCAGAACGACAACTATGGTATCATCGTTGCCGGTCACGAAGCTGCTGTGGCTACCGCTGAGACGATCACCAAGACGGAAACCTATCGCGATCCTGACAGCTTTGCTGACATCGTTCGCGGCATGCACGTCTATGGTCGCAAGCTGCTGCGTCCCGAGGCTATCGTTCGCGCTAAGTACAACGTGGCGTAATTAAAGAGGGGGCTTCGGCTCCCTCCTTTTGAAAAGGAAAATATAATGGCTGCTGTTCAATCTCTTCGAAATAAAGCCTACGTTGTGGAAAAGGACGTGACGCTCGCCGCCACTTCCGGTACCGCTGTAGGTATCTCTGTGGGCGCTGGCACTTTGGTGTTGGCTGTCGGTTTTGAAAACTATACAACGGTGCCTAACATCACCACGTATACACTGGATATCACCGATGGTACAACCACCTTCGCTAACGATCTCGACTTCGACAACACCGCTGCTAACACCATCAAGATTGGCACCACTGCCGGTCTGGTTGCTGCGGCTGACACCATCGACGTCGTGACCACGATCTCCGGTTCTCCCGGAACGATCTCTGGTCGCGTGTTCGCTGTTGTTGTTGATGTCAATTCAGACTGGGAAACCCCGGGTACTGTTGATCGTGACACGCTTGCCTAAGTCTTACAGAGACTAAAGCTAAGGAAAAGGCTCTACGGAGCCTTTTTCTGTTGTATAACTAGGGATACTATGGCAACCTATCTTTCGCTTACCAACGAATTGCTGCGTCGCATCAATGAAGTGGAGATGGACTCTACGACATTTGAGACAGCACGAAACATTCAGGCTCTGGCGAAAGACGCCATTAATGCTTCTGTTCGTGAGCTTCTTAATCAAGGTCAAGAATGGCCCTTCTTGCTTATCACATATCCGCAAACAGCCACTATCGGTACAGCAGAATATAGTTTTCCTGCCGATTGCTCTAGCGTTGATTGGGATAGTTTTTATGTTAAACAGCTAGGCGATCAAACCAATGTTCCGCAGAAACTAGAGCCGATTCCGTACAGTGAGTTTTTGCGTCATTATCGTGGTCGTGATGATAGTGGTGGTGAAGCTGCTCGCGAAGCTCCGCGACGTGTCTACATGACGCAAGAAAGTAAGTTTGGACTTACTCCGCCTCCCGATAAGGCATATGTAATCGAATATAAATATTGGCAGTTTCCATCTGATATGTCAACGTATTCTTCGACCTGTGTCATTCCTGATCGTTTTAAAGGCGTTGTCATTGATGGCGGAATGATGTTCTTGATGATGTTCCGTAGCAACGAACAAAGTGCAGGTATACACAAAGAGAAGTTTGATAACGGCATTCGCACTATGCGTCGTCTGTTGATGGATGATCCAGTGTCGATGACTTCGACAATGATTATGAAACCCGCTGTGTCGGCAAGAGTGCTCAATGGCTGATCGTATTCAGGCACTAAAGGTTAGTTGTCTTGGTGGACTAGACACCAACAAAGACCTTTTGGCGCAAGCAGAACGCTATCCCGGTAGCGCTCTACAGCTTATCAATTATGAGCCATCAATCTCCGGTGGCTATCGGCGCATCAGCGGTTATGCCAACTCATACGGTACGTTACCGGGACAAGGCGGCGTATTAGGCATCAACATCTTCGAAGGTATCAACAATAGTATCTTCGCATGCCGTCGTCCAAGCAGTGGTACAGACTATTTCTATCGTTGGAATACAGCCACATCTGATTGGGTTGCTATTACGACACCCGGCACCGTCAGCATGGTTGGTGTCAAGAAAGTACGTTTTGAAAATCTGGCATGGGGCACTGACAAGATGGTGCTCGTCGATGGCGTCAATCCTGCTGCTGTTTACAACGGCACAACCTATACGCAGATTACGGCATCTACTGCACCTACAAATCCAAAGTATGTAACGCAATTTGCCAATCATTTGTTCTTGGCAGGAAATAGCGCAAGTCCTTACAATCTTTATTTCTCTGCTCCGCTCGACGAAACCAATTTCAACCCTGCTGCGGGTGCCGGTGTAATCAACGTAGGCTTCCCCATTGTTCAGATTAAGTCATTCCGTGATACACTGTACATCTTCGGCAAAAATTCTATCAAGAAGCTTGTTGGCACAAGCATTGCAAACTTTGATGTACAGGAAGTAACAAACAATCTCGGATGTATCGTTCCCGACAGTGTTATTGAATTTGCAGGCAATCTTGTATTCTTGAGCTATGACGGTTTTCGTCCAATTGCCGGTACAGCACGCATTGGTGACGTTGAGCTTGAAAACCTCTCGAAACAGATTCAAAGTACGGTTAATTCGCTGATTGATGAAATTGTAAACTCAAATCTTGATGTTGAAAAATTCAATAGCATTGTTTACAATCGAAAGAGCCAGTTTCGTTTCTTATCGCAGACTGATGGTGTCTTTGGCATCTTAGGTGGACTTCGTCGCACCGATCAAGGGATTGGTCTTGAGTTTAGTCAGTTGTTTGATATGACGGCAACGGCTGCTGCTAGCGGTTTGATTGGCACAGACGAAATTTTGCTGCATGGAGACATCAACGGTAAGGTTTATAAACAAGAAGTTGGCAGTAATTTTGATGGTAGAAACATTCTGAGCGTTTATCAGACGCCATACTACTACTTTGAAGACCCAACAATTCGTAAGAACTTCTATAATGTAACAACATTTCTCCGTTCTGAGGGTGCAATTAACATTGCTTTTGCTGTAACATATGATTTTGACGATAGCCAAAATGTCTTTAATCCCCCAGACTATGCTATAACGACGCAGTATGCTGCGGCGTTTTACAACACTGCTATCTACGATAGCGCTGCTGTGTATGATGGAAATCCCTCGCCCGTGGTTAAAACAAATATCTCTGGTTCTGGCTATTCCATTTCATTCACATACGTCACCAACGATACCAATCTAAGTCATAACATTCAAGGTTTGGTGATCAACTTCACATACAACGACAGGAGATAAGCGGTGTCTGGATATTCACGACAATCAGCAGCTAGCATTGTACCGACAGCCGTTGTTCGGGCAACTCCGCTCAATGACGAATTCAACGCTCTTCGTGATGCATTTGTCGTTGCTACTGGACATAAGCACGACGGTACAGCAACAGAGGGTGCTTACATCCCTCTCATTTCCGATACTAACGCTCGTAACAAAGTCGTTGTTGACTCTGTAAACAACCGGCTAAGTCTTTTCGTCAACGTCGGCGGCACAACAGCAGAACAGCTTCGCGTTATCGACGGGGCACTGATTCCGGTTCTTGACAACGATGTTGATCTGGGAAGCTCAACGTTTGAGTTTAAAGATCTCTTTATCGATGGCACTGCCAACATCGATTCTCTTATTGCCGACACTGCCGCAATTAGCGCCGGTACAATCAATAACACTCTGATTGGTAATGCCGCTCCTCAGACGGTTGTTGGCACAACAATCACCGCTACGGTTGGATTCTTCGGGGGTCTAACTGGCAACGTCACCGGCAACGTCACTGGCAATCTTACTGGTAACGTTCTTGGTGATGTTACTGGCACGCTATTCGGCAATGTAACAGCAACTACTGGCACTTCCACATTCAACAACGTTACCATTAACGGCACGTTGGACATGAACGCCGGTAGTGCCGGAACAATTACAAATCTTCCTAGCCCCACAAATGCAAGCGATGCTGCTACAAAGGGCTATGTAGACACCGCTATTGCTAACGTTATCGATTCGGCACCTGCTGCTCTGGATACGCTGAATGAACTGGCAGCAGCCCTTGGTGACGATGCAAATTTTGCAACGAACGTAACGAATTCCATTGCCGGAAAAGTTAGTAAGGCCGGAGACTCAATGACCGGTGCCCTAGCAATGGGCAACAATAAAATTACTGGTCTTGGGACTCCGACAGCAAATACAGATGCGGCAACTAAAGGCTACGTTGATACTCAGCGGGATACTCGGCTAGCTTTGTCTGGTGGCACCATGACTGGTGCTATTGC